GATTCTTTCATGATGAATTTTGGGAAAAACACACGCTGTCAATTCAAGAGACTTTTCATTGATAAAGGATTGATGTTGCATACTGGTTGTGTTAATTTTCTTGTGGCGATGTCATTGTGCGATGTTGCATATGTTTACGGAGACACACAGCAGATTCCATACATCAACAGAGTTTCAGGATTCCCGTACCCCGCCCATTTTGCCAAATTGGAAGTTGATGAGGTTGAGACACGCAGAACTACACTCCGTTGTCCAGCCGATGTCACACACTATCTGAACAGAAGATATGAGGGCTTTGTAGTGAGTACTTCTTCGGTTAAGAAGTCTGTTTCGCAGGAGATGGTTAGCGGAGCCGCTGTGATTAATCCGATCTCAAAGCCTTTGCATGGTAAGATCTTGACCTTTACCCAGTCGGATAAAGAAGCTCTTCTTTCAAGAGGGTATTCTGAAGTTCATACTGTGCACGAAGTGCAAGGCGAGACATATTCAGACGTTTCGCTAGTCAGGTTGACCCCTACACCAATCTCCATCATCGCAGGAGACAGCCCGCATGTTTTGGTTGCATTGTCGAGGCACACTTGTTCACTTAAGTACTACACCGTTGTTATGGATCCTTTAGTTAGCATTATTAGAGATCTAGAGAAACTCAGCACGTACTTGTTGGATATGTATAAGGTCGATGCAGGCATTCAATAGCAATTACAGATTGACTCGGTGTTTAAAGGTTCTAATCTTTTTGTGGCAGCCCCGAAGACTGGCGACATTTCTGATATGCAGTTTTACTATGACAAGTGTCTCCCAGGCAACAGCACCATGATGAATAGTTTTGATGCTGTTACTATGAGGTTGACTGACATCTCATTGAATGTCAAAGATTGCACATTGGATATGTCTAAGTCTGTTGCTGCACCTAAAGATCAGATCAAACCACTAATACCTATGGTACGAACGGCGGCAGAAATGCCACGCCAGACCGGACTATTGGAAAATTTGGTGGCGATGATTAAAAGGAACTTTAACGCACCCGAGTTGTCTGGTATCATTGATATTGAAAATACTGCATCCTTAGTTGTAGATAAGTTTTTCGATAGTTATTTGCTTAAAGAAAAAAGAAAACCAAATAAAAATGTTTCTTTGTTCAGTAGAGAGTCTCTTAATAGATGGTTGGAAAAGCAGGAACAGGCAACAATAGGTCAGCTCGCAGATTTTGATTTTGTGGACTTGCCAGCAGTTGATCAGTACAGACACATGATCAAAGCACAACCTAAGCAGAAACTGGACACTTCGATCCAAACGGAGTACCCAGCTTTGCAGACGATTGTGTACCATTCAAAAAAGATCAACGCAATTTTTGGCCCATTGTTTAGTGAGCTCACTAGGCAATTACTGGACAGTGTTGATTCAAGCAGATTTTTGTTTTTTACAAGAAAGACACCGGCGCAGATTGAGGATTTCTTTGGAGATCTCGACAGTCACGTACCGATGGATATCTTGGAGCTGGATATATCAAAGTATGACAAATCTCAGAATGAATTCCACTGTGCAGTAGAATACGAGATCTGGCGAAGATTGGGTTTTGAAGACTTCTTGGGAGAAGTATGGAAGCAAGGGCATAGAAAAACCACCCTTAAGGATTATACCGCAGGTATCAAGACTTGCATTTGGTATCAAAGAAAGAGCGGGGATGTCACGACATTTATTGGAAACACTGTGATCATTGCTGCGTGTTTGGCCTCGATGCTTCCGATGGAAAAAATAATCAAGGGAGCCTTTTGCGGTGACGATAGTCTGCTGTACTTCCCAAAAGGTTGTGAGTTCCCGGATGTACAACATTCCGCGAATCTTATGT